ACTTGAAGACCACGATGGAGGAAGCCACGCCCAAGGGGTTCGGTCGCCAGATGATCTGGTCGGACGACTTCAAGTTACAGGCCGCTTGGTATCTCGCCCTCTGCAAGTACGCCCTGGGCACCCGCCCAAAAGGTTTCCGCTTCATCGTCGTCGAGAAGGAAGCCCCGTTCCTCACCGCCGTCTTCGAGCTACACGCCGACCTCATCGCTGAAGGGGAAGCCCTGATGCTCTCGGCGCTCAAGTCTTACGAAGCCTGTAAGTCCTTTAACGAGTGGCCCTCCTACTCTGCCGAGGTCCAGGTCATCGCCCGCCCCGCGTCCACCGCTCAAGCCGCCCCTATCAACTTCGCCTAACCAATAAACAACCCACACATATGGAAAACCAAAACGACCGCCCCCCACTCACCACCATCGACAAGACCGGCAAGTATGTCCTCAAGATGTCCCTCCCCAAAGAAGACAAGGTCAAGGTCTACGACGATGGCGTCTCCGCACGCCTGTTCTTTAAGACCGCCGAAGGCCTGTGCTTCTCGAAGAGCTACGGCACCAAGTACGGCAAGTCGCTCGCTATGCTGGTCGGTAAAATCTCCGGTAAGTATGTTTCCGAGCCTCGTGCGGACCTCTCCGTCCCCGACTTCATCGACTACCTTAAGCCCGCCTCCAGCACTTACTTCGAGGTCGAGGTCGAAGTCACGCCAGACGGCGAATGGCAGGGCCGTCCGCAGTTCAAATACAAGATGAACTTTCCCAAGGGCAAGGGTGCTGCCGCGTCGACCATCCCAACCCCGACCGATTGGTAATATGAGCGCACGACTCAAGACCCCGCAGACCATTGTCCTCCTTTCGGGTTACGCCCGTAGCGGGAAGGACACGTTTGCCGAGGGGATGATTAGACACAGCCAGGACATCAAGCGCATCGCCTTTGCTGACGCCCTCAAGGACGCGGCTAACGACTTCAGCATCAACCTAGGCCTCTCGGTTAACTTCCACGACGATACCGTCAAGGCCACCCACCGCGAGACCCTTGTCGCCCTAGGTCGCTTCGCCCGATCCATTCATAAGGACGTCTTCGTCTACAACCTCACCGAGGCCGCCACCCGTGAGCGTGGGCACGTCGTCGTCACCGATACCCGGTATATCAACGAGGTCGTCGTCACTAAGCAGCTGATGAATGAGGTTCGAGGCTGGCGAGTTATCCACCTCCACATCGAGACCGAAGGCGTGGGCCCGGCTAACGACGAAGAGGCCGCCAGCATCCGCGAGATGCTCGAAGGGTGCATCCCGACCCAAACCTACGTCTTCAAACCTAACACCGCCGTCATGCTCCGTGAGGTCGGCAAGTCAGTCGCTAAACACCTAGAACTATGAGCCGCAAAGAAACCAAGCAGCAGACTATCGACCGCCTACTCGCTGAGTTAAAGGCGCAACAAGACCTCAACGCCCAACTCGCCAACGTCCTGAAGATGACCGAGGACGGTCAATGGGTCGTCATCTCCGAGAAGGACTTGAACCGCTACCGCAACGGCATCGACGCTTTGCTCAAGGCTGGGGATGCCGTCAGCGACTACCTTGCAGAGTTAAAGCCCGAGGACGAGACGGCCTACATTATACAACTCTGGAACGACGCTAAGGCCACCGACAAGTTCTGATCATGTCCATACCCACCGACGACGAGCTAGCGGAGATGTCGACGGCTTGGGGCGTATCAATCGACCGCCTCCGCTTCCTCGCCACCTGTCCGCATTACGACAGCAAGCCACACATCCGGGTCGACGACTACAAAGACCCGACCGACCGCCACATCGCCAAGGCCATCAGGGAAGCCATCCGTGGCTCCTGGCTAACTGCTGACGCCGCTAAGATTGCGGGCGTAACCCTAAAGACCATTGAGGCCTTCGTCTGCCGTCACGGCATCATCTGGCCTCCCGGCTGTCGGCGCCGTCTCGAGTGGGGACGCGGCACGACCCACACGCACCGCCTCAACGACGAACACTCGAACCTCCTAGCCAAGGGACGGCTCACGATGGCACAGGCCGCCGCCCAGGGCATCGCCGAAGGGCTGACCGCTACCGAGACCGCCATCAAGTTCGGCTTCTCGGCTCCCGGTATGTATAACGCCGCCGTCCGTCAAGGCCTCCGCTTTCTAAGTCACAAGCAAAAGCACGGCACCTACAAAGGGCCGACTAAACTAAAGGCAAAGCCCGACCAATCTAAAGCATGAGCAAACTCACCAAGTTCATCTTCGCCTCGGACTCTCACGGGGACATGGCAGACCCCGAAGCCCTCGCGGCGCTGTATGCCTTCACAAAAGACTTTAAGCCCGACATCCGCGTAGCCGGTGGCGATCACTACGACTTCCGCTCCCTCCGTAAGGGCGTAGGCACCGATAAGGAAGGCGCCGAGTCCCTACAAGAGGACATCGAGGCCGGCGAAGACTTCTTTGCCAAGTGGAAGCCCAACGTCTACCTATGGGGCAATCACGAACACCGGCTAGACTCCATGCAGGGCCACGGTCAGGCCATAGTCCGCGACTATTGCACCGACTTGAAGGACCGCATCAACCGCGTAGCTCGACAGAACGGGGCTAAGGTCATCCTGCCTTACCACGCCGACAAGGGCGTCTATCGGCTTGGCCCTGTCGCTATGGTCCACGGCTACGCCCACGGCGCTAACGGGACAGTCGTCCAGGGACTACACTACGCACCCCACGGCGGGGCTTTAATCCACGGACACACCCACAACCTTGCAAGTGTCGCCTTGACCAAGCACGGTGGCGGTAACGCATTCTCCGCTGGTTGCCTATGCCTCAAGGACGAGATGGCCTACGCGTCTCACCGCCTTGCAACCGCCCGGTGGGGTTCGGGCTTCGTCGCCGGCTTCGTAACCGCTGGCGGCGACTACAAGGCTTGGCTCGTCCACAAGATGGGCGACCAATGGATCTGGCAGACGGAACTAAAGACCTTTAAACCATGAGCAAATCCAAGCCCGACGCTCTGCTACTTCGCGTCATGTCCGCAATCCACAAGACCGCCGAGACGCCCGCTCCAGGCTATCGCACCGTTGCCGAGTGGGCCACGCGCTGGAAGATGTCCCGCAACTCCGCTTGGGATAACTTGGAGAAGGGCATTAAACTCGGCTTCATCGACAAACGCATATACCGCCGGGCAATCCGCAAGGACGCTAAACCCTACCCGATGCCCCACTACGGAGAAAAGACTCGCCCTCGTAAGACCTAAGCCCCTTAGTCGCCCGCCAACCTCCAAGCCATGGAACAACCTCCACACAAAACCGAGGAGCAGGACCTCTTTGCTCTAGAACCCTACTCCTGTCCCCTATTTGAGATTAATCCCGACAAGGTTTGGGTGCAGCAAGTAGATAGCGGAACGCTTGCTAGATTTCAAAAGGAGATGAGTAAGGCAACATGGCGCCCAGCACCGGGCCGCAAACTTGGCTTTAAGGTGATGCACGACCAGACTTTAATTGGCTTAATCTTTCTGGCCTCTCCAGTCATCAACCTTTCTGAGAGGGATAAGCACTTAAACTTTCCGTCAGACAAAAAGGTAAAGGGGAAGATGCTTAGGGAGGTTATGGACATTAGCGTCTGCGTCTCTGCTCAACCTATTGGATGGCATTGGAACCTCGGAAAGTTATGTGCGCTGATTGCCCCGACCCTTGGGGATTTCTTTAACTCCAGATATAGCGACGACCTCAAGCACCTTGTAACGACTTCCCTGTGGGGTCGTGGCACTCAATATAACCGGGTCTTTAAGTTCTTAGGCTACACTAAGGGCCACGGACACGAACACATCTCCGACGATCGCTATGGGCAGATGATGAAATGGCTAAGGGACAACGGACACGAGGTTCCGTCCTGCAAGTTCGGGGCTGGAAGCAATCCACGAATGAGACGCATCCAGGCGTACCGAAAGGCCAGCGGGGACAAGACCATAACCTTGGTCCACGGAAACAAACGGGGCATCTATTACCACCAAGCCGTCCCGTCAGACAAAAGAACCGAAGTCATCCACGCTTGGTTCAAGAGATGGGGCTTGCCCAGATACCTTAAAACAAAAGATACGACACCGCCCTACATGAGCGGGCTCGAAAACAAATCCGAATAACAAGCCATATGGAACAACCTCCCCCCTCTGCCTTAGACGCGGAACGGCATCTCCTTGCCGTCTCAATCGCTCAAGGCCTACCGCTACCCGATGGGCTCATCCCGTCCGACTTCTTTGAGCCTCGGCATCAAGACATAGCCGCCGCCATCAGCGGGCTCATCGACGAGGGAACGACCCCCGACGAACTGACCGTCACGCAGCGCCTCCGAGAACTTGGCTCACCCGTCGAGGCCTTCGCCGTCTCTGACCTATCGACCACCGGGCAATTCATTCAGCCCAATAAGGCTTGGTCGCTTGCGGTGATTAAAGCCCTTAACCTACGCAAGATTGCCGAGCAAGCCCGTGCCGTCCTTCAAGTCGTTAACGAGGCGGGTGCCGACCCCGAGGCCATCCTCCTTGCCCAAGAGCAACTCGCTAAGAGCCTCACGCGTCGCAAGGGCCAAGGCAAAGAGACCTCGACCGAATACTTCGACCTCGACTCCATGATGGCCTTCGACCCTAAGGACGATAAGACCGTCCTGATCGGAGCCGACCGCCGTTGGATTTGTAAGGGCTACCCGTTTCAAATCGTCGGCTTCTCCGGCACGGGTAAGTCATCCCTTGCGGTACACCTCGCCGTCAACTGGGCTTTAAACAAAGCACCCTTCGGCCTTAAGCCCGTCCGTGCCCTGCGTATCCTTATGGTCCAAGCCGAAAACGACTTTGGGGACTCAGCTGAAGGGCTCAAGGGAGCGACCGCCAAACTTATCCAGTCCGAGAAGGACACGCTCAAGGAGAACCTTATCTTTGTGCGTCAGTCATCTAAGGTCGGCTTTGAGTTTATCGAGTACCTTGGTCAGATGGTCGAGAAGCACAAGATAGACCTAATCATCGCCGACCCTCTCCTAGCCTACGCAAACTTTGACATCGCTATGCAGGAACCGACCTCGGCCTTCCTTCGCGGGCCCGGTGGTGTCCAGGAGATGCTTCAACGGACTGGTGCCGCCCTGCTGTATATGCACCATACGACCAAGCCTAAGTCGGCTGACGATCTCGACGCGATGACCTCCCAGCAACTTGCCTACCTCGGGGCCGGCTGCGCTGAATGGGTTAACTTCGCCCGCGACTCGGGCTACCTGTTCCGCACCCATAAGAACACCTCGGACGGTCGGGCCGTCTACCGCTTCGGCTTCTCCAAACGCCAGTCCCGCTCTGGCCTCAAGTATCAGAACCATCAGGAGGGGGATAGACTACCCTTCCACCTTAACCTCTGTCACGCCACGGGTGGAGATGTCCGATGGGAGGAAGCCCCGCCCGACATGGACGACCTGAAGGGCAATCCTAGCCCCGCCAAGGGGTCGTCAGGGCGTTTGGTTTCAATGTAAGGGTAAGGACAGCCTTAGACCCCCATACCCCCCTCGGAACACCCCATGAACCCTCAAGCACTTACACAGGCCCGAGACTGTGCATATCCGTATACTAGTATTATTGTCTCGGCTACGGCTCCGCTGACGCTCGCCTGCCTCGCCAATGGGTTCTGACGACCTCCAGAGGCCCAAGAGGAAGGCCACCCCGGCTCAAGCCGCCTACCTCCGTTGCCAAAGACGACTGACCAAGAAGTGGCGGCACCTCTGGAAGACGAAGCCCAACGTCATGGAAAGAGCTAGGGAGAAGGCTACCTTAGCCGCCGCGTTAAAAAAACAGGACATCAACCTAATGGTAAGCGATGTAGTCAGGGAATGGCCTAGCACCTTTACAGCCCAGGAGCTGAGACGGCTAGCCCTAGCCCTGCCCTATATCCGATTAGGCCGTAAGCGCCGGATGCCTCACGCGTCTCTGGTCCGTCGTCTTAGGTCTATGACTCTTATCTCCTACGATCCGTCCCGAGCTGTATGGGTGAACCTATTAACATAATTCACTTACGCTATGCTAAATAACTTAACACTCTATGCCTGTGGTCAACAAACGTACGCCGCCCAAGCAGCGCAAGCCGATGCCCCCACCTACCCGGGCAATCCCTTCCCGCGTCGACAAGGCCAAGGCCCAACGCTTCAAGGCCTACCTCAAACTCTGGAAGACCATGATGGACAAACAGGAGGACGACTACTCATGTCATCCCTGAACGACCTCACGGCGCCGAG